TCCACCACCCGGGCGACAAGATAGGGCCCTGGGACTTCTTTACTAGGAAGTTCACCCAAAGGGACGGTGATATAGTGTCGAATCCGTCTCGTCTGTCTGAAAGTGTGACCGCTGCCGGTGAATACGCCCCGGCACTTGGTGTGGCGGCCGCATGTGGCATGTGTTTGAGAACCACCAAGTGTGGCAAGGCTGTGGCGAAATTTGCGGATCGCCTGGCCGAGCCTGCGTTAAACGTATTGAACCAAGTCCCCGGCCCGGTTGGCACTGGAATTGCTGCTGCCACCGGAGCCGCTTTGGCTGCGGGCGCGTTTTATTATCGCGACCGTCTCACTGATCACGTAGAAGAAACACCTTACGGTTACGACAACGGACCACTATCCTGGAATTATCATTCAGGGGTTGTCGACAAACGAGTTGCTGATGCACTCATTAAAACTGAGGGCCGCTATATTGGGCGACACCACATGCTGATCAATAATAAAATTGAGGAAGCGTGTTTGCGACATGGCTACACTCGAGAGTGGGCTCTTTCCCATGCCAAACAGTATTCGAGATTCGTCTTAGAGCGTGAGAGCTCCGAACTCAAATATTATGACGTAGGCGATACCCGAAGTCGGGGACGCAAGGTCATTCGGCGTGTGAAGATAGCCCTTGCCGTCGCTGCTTTTGCCGCCACCCTCCACAACCGTAAACAAATCACCGCTGCCATCAAGCACGGTGTCGGGCGATTGTCCGCCTACGTGCAGCCATTGATTAGTAAGCTCGAGAAGTTGGCCACCACTTCTCGCTTTCAAGACTCCTTGAACAGTCGAGTCTACACAGTGGCCCGACGTGCTCACTCCCCGAGCCATACACGTGATGCGCTGAAAAGCGCAGCCAAGCTAGAGACAGAATGGTGGCATCCGGTCGCCTGTCTCGCCGTGATGGCTTGTATCTTCGCTATTCCGGAGAATAGATTGAGTACTAAACCACGCAATAACGCCATATTCCAAAAGGTTGTGCACACTAAGTGTGCTTTCAGGCCAGTGCCACAACCCAAACTGAAGGAGGACTGGGGTTATCGCATTTTACAGCAGAACTCGTGCGCCGGCCGGAGAGCCGTGCAGGTTTGCGGACCCATCGTACAGCCGGATGATCTCATCATTCCACACCATTGCAATGATGCTGCGATGCGGGCCCTTCTACACAGACAGATGAAGTACAACGAACCGCACGATGATGCATTCACGAAGTTTATGATCGACATATTCAAACGCGAGTATCTACCTATGATCTTTCCTAAGCATAGCGTTGAAGTCATGACTGAGAAGAAGTGGCTTTATGATAATGAATGGCCTAAGTCTAAACGTGATATGAACGTTCGGGCCATGGCTGAGAATGATGACAATCTCGAGAAACGACACTACTGTAAAGACTCGTTTATAAAGGAGGAGGTAGCGATAGAGAATCCGTTCAAAGCTAAACCTTACCGAGAACGCTTCATTCAAGGCAACACATCACAATACAATGTGTGCATTGCGCCGGCAATTAAGAGCTGCGCTAACGCTATGAAAAAGACCTGGGACGGCAGTGGTGTTATACACTACGCCTGCCGGAGTAACACGGCCATGGGTCGCATTGTCTATGACAACATGTGCGACGGCCTGTTTTATTTTGCCGAGAGCGACTTTGCCGCTTTCGACTCACACCAGCACTTGGACCTGCTGCGCATGGAAGCCGAGGTCTATGATTACATGCTGATCCCATTTCCGGGCAAGGCCCAGGTAATTGAAAAGATCAAGAGGCAGGAAAAGACACACGGCCACGTGTCTGCGAGGCAGACCGAGGGCTGCATCGAGTATTGGGGTAAAGGAACCCGAGCTAGTGGTATGCCCAATACATCTTGTGGCAACACTATACTAAATGTCTTCGCACAATTGAGTGTGCTTACACTCGGCTCATCTGTGGATCAGGTGAAAAGATGGATAAGAGGCCGAAATTTTGCTCTCCATCTTCTAGGCGACGACATGTGGTTTCAAGGCGAAAAGCCTTGCCTCGATGCAATGAAGGCTGGTTGGGAAGCTTTCAAACGTGTGGGCCTGCCTGCTACTGGCGCGATACATGATGAGGACATTTATAAAAGCGAATTCCTCAGGCGACGACCCTATGATGGAATCGACGCTGAAGGTCGCGGCACCATTGTAATGATGCCACGTCCTGGCCGCATCTTACAGCGGGCTTTTGTCCGCTATGCCGGCCGTGTCCTTAATCGTCACGATACCGCGTACTATGCCCATGTCGTTGCTACCGGACTGCGGCAGCAGTTTGTGAACACTCCAGTCATCACCAAATTATTGGACCGCATCTTATTGATTGCTGGTGCCATTGTTGACGAGGAGGCCCAGTTGCGTCCGATCGGTAAGATACGCCGAGCCCAGGCCAGTATCAACCGACATTTGCAGAAACGGATTCAATACTGGGGCAGTCTGGACCGACTCACTGATGAGGGCATAGATCAGTTCTGTATGAACTATAATTTGAGCAAATCCGATATTCTCGAAGCCGAGGCCGAGATCGAGCAGATGACCAGTTTAGAGGTCGTTCTTCGCTCTCCGGCTTTTGCTAGGTTTCACGAAGTAGACAACTATGGTCATGAGTAAGCGCACGAGTTGGGAGCGACTTGGCAGAATTCGGCACGGATACAGCAACTGCTATGCATTTAGCACGTGGAGGTGAATATTCCGCCCCTCGAATGAGGGCTGTGTGGGATTGTGTTACACGTGGGATGTACGCACTAGCTGTGTTACGGCCTGAACGCCATTCGCGCGGTTGGTTGGGCGACTCTGGGTGGTTTATCAGTGAAAAACCATGACCTTAGTACCATATCAAGAAGAAATGCAAGTGGCTCAACAAATGAGCCCCTACATCGCAGAAGCAGCAAACATTTTATATCAAACCGGCAAGTACGCTGCCCGGGGAGCCTCTGGCGCCCGGAAGCGTGCGCGCAATCGAAGACGTCGTAGACGGGCTCGTCAGGAGTCCAGGGCAATAGCTGCTCCTGGACCTCGGTCGAGAAAGCCACTGAATGACGTAATATCATCAGCGCCCATGGCATATGGCAACAGAATTAAGCAAGATTACAGTGGCCTGGACACATACAGGGTCAGACATTCTGAATATATAGCCGATGTCAAGGGAAGCGTCAATTTCAGTGTCTCAAAGTATCGGGTTAATCCAGCCGATGGACGAACTTTTCCTTGGCTGTCAGCAATCGCACCGAACTTTGAGAAATATCGGTTTGTGAGCTTGAAGTTTGAGCTCAAACCGCAAGCACCGTCGATAACGTCGGGCGTTATTATGATGGCCTTTGACTATGACCCGACCGACCCGGCACCTGCTACCAAAGCAGCCCTGTTCCAATATGATGGAGCAATGAGAACTAACTCATGGTCGTCGCAGTCTATGGCGATGAAGAAGCTAACCCCACGGCTCACATCGTCTTATCCGCCCTCAGCGTCAGCCGATCTGCGGCTAACAGACGCTGCCAATCTATTCGTGGCGACATCAGGCCAATCGGGCACTGAGCCCATATCGGAATTGTGGGCAACCTACGAAGTGGAACTAATGATACCCCAGTCCAAGGCGGAATGTGGTACATTCCAGTTGAGGAAAACAGGATGGTATACCTCTGTGGAATTCGCAGCGACAGACGTAGTGTCGCCTTCGCCTAACATTGAACTGGTTAATTTGCCCTCCTCTTTCGCCTTTACTCGGTCAGGATACTATAATATCACAGTATTCTTCGCACTCGACACGCCGATACCGCAAGCGGCGGGTTTTGAGTACCCGAGATTGTCGAAGAATGGTGTTCTCATCCCCAACCTTGTCAATTATGGATCAGTCGGCCGGACGCTCGATATTATGGGAGCGGCCGAGCAGACAACAGCGATGGTCTCTATTGACGTTGATGTTGAGGACGAGGATGTCATCTTGGTGGAGCTAAACACCCCGGGAGCAGCAGATTTGTACATTTACGTTTCACCAATATCCGTACGCTTACTCACTTAGTTCAGTGAGAGCAGACGTGTTTGAGGCACGAGTGATAAGGACACGTGTGGATTAATGCCGTTGACCGCTAGCCGGCCCGGTACCACGGATGTCCCGTGTAACTTCCTTGGACATTGAAGCTTGGCCGCGCTCTGAGTGTGTGGTGTATGGATTGGACACGTAGACGTTAACCTTAACTCATCGATCACGAACTATGCATGCATGTGCACGTCGACGACCGTTAAAGCAACCAGGGCGCCCGGAGCCTACCGGGCGGAGGTTGGTTGTAAGTGGTGAGCGTATCACCACGCGGTTCATAATCCTCGGTAAACTACAAACCCACGCGAAAGCGTCAGGTAGGTC